TTTGATGTTCCATGAAAAATTATATCTATAATCATGGATTTCGCTCATCTTGTCCCACCATAACCATTCAGCAACTTTTAATGTCTTCATACTCTTTTTCCTCCTTGGGATCTCTCCCTCTCTACACTTATAGTATAGTACAAATATGTACTTAAGTCAATAGATTAAAGTACAAATATGTACTAATTTAATTTTTGTTTATCTCTTTGATCACGCGAAAAAATATAACCAGCTTAAGTCCGCTTAAAAAAGAAGCAGAGGTCTCTAACTGCTTCTTTTTAGTATTCAATATTAAAGTGTTCGATGTTTGAATTTGAAATAATAAGGTATAATATGATATAGAAAATTATTTGATTAATGCATAATATCAGTATATACAGTGATGCAAGAGTTGATTAGAGATATATTAATGCTATGTTCGAGTTGAGTATTTTTTTCTCCACCAAACGAGATTTGGAGAACCGGTGATTTTGTGCTGATGTGTTCTAGAATTTCGCTATATGAAGCGATTTCTCCATCTTTCTTATAGTTGAACATCAATACAAGTTTACCGTTCTTGTAAATGAAGGCTTTTGATACGAAAGTATTAATAAGCCTCTTTTTTTGTTCATTGCTACTCAGTTCATTTGTTTTGAACTTATGAAGAATGAATGTAATGAAGTCTTTTTCGATAGGCTTATTGTTTAATTTCTCTCTTGAGATGCTGGTCTCTAGCGATTCCAATTCTTTTTCCAGTTCTTTCATTCTTGCAATCATGGACTTTGTATAGGCTCCATCAGCAATGGCGTCAACGATGTTTTCAAGCTGCTTAGACTTTTCATCATATTCACTTTTAAGCTGATCAAGAAGATAATGGTCCTTATTGTTGATGGCTTCGTAAATCATGTCAGTAAGATCGCTTAGAACAGCATCATCAAATAACAGTTTATTTAATATATTGATGATAGCATTCTCAATGACATCCTTTTGAATATAAGGCATGTCACATGTATGCTTGATGCGGTTGCTACACGAGTAATAGTAATGCTTAGTCTTATTGCGTGATGTTCCGCTCTTGCCAAACATGCCGCTGCCACATTCACCGCAGTATAAGATATCAGTAAGTAAGTATTCGTTATTAATCACTCTTCTGCTTCTCCTTTTGTTCTTCATTTCATTAGCTTTGGTAAAAGTATTTTCATCAATGATGGCAGGAATTCCATCCTTTACAATAACATCACCAAATTTGTACTCGCCTATATATTTTCTGTTCCGAATTATTCTATTTATAGACGTTTTAGTGAATTTCTTTCCAAGAGTATTTCTATAACCATTTTCATTTAGCCAGTTAATAATGTAGGTATCAGGATATGAATCACACACAAACTCAAAAACCTTCTTGACAGCTTCAGCTTCACGGTCATCAACAACATACATGTCATTATCATCCCTTTTGTATCCGAAGACATTGACACCGTTGCTTTTGCATTTTAGGGCATTTCCAAGCTGTCCACGCTTAATGTTTTGCGATAGGTTGGCGCTGTAATATTCATCAAGCGCCTCCATCACACCCTCAAGGATTATGCCTTCTGGACCTTTAGGAATGTCCATTTTTGCATAAACGACATTCACGCCATTATTTTTCAGGATGCTTTTGTATTTTGCAGCATCCTTCCTGCTTCTACAGAATCTATCAGTTTTATAGCAGATGACATATTTAAAAATTTCTTTTTTTGAATCATCTATCATCTTCAGGAATCCTGGTCTTTTGTCAGTCTTTCCAGTCAAAGCCTTATCAGTGTATGTGCTTATGACAGTAAGTCCAGTCCGATCAGCGTAGCTCATGCATTCCTTAATCTGATCGTCAATTGATTCTTCTCTTTGACTATCGCTAGAATATCTAGCATAAATAACTGCATTCATAATTAGCTCCTTTATATTCATTAAAAAATTTGCTATAATGGAAGCGCAAAAATATTATCTGAGCAAATATTATTTTCGCACCGCTCCAGCTGAATCAAGGCAGCTGGAGCTTTTCTATTTATGCTATCGTCTTCAAAGGGAGGTGATAGCATGAATAGAGAATTATATATCAAGTATATGATAGAAATGATCATGCAGATTGAAGATGAACAGCTGCTCAAGGATATCTATATGTTCATTCAGTCATGCATGTTGTCAGAACTTTAATGGGGAGTAGTTTTAACTACTCCTTTTCAACTGCCTTAAATCCAAAGAATTTCTCAGTAAAACAGTTTATCTCATCATCTGATAACGTAATGACCTGTTCAATTATTCTTCTTTGTACTGGATTCAATTCATATTCATCAGTCAGCCTGTCAATCAGTGACTTCTCAACAGTGCTGAATACTTCTCCTTCGCCTTCTTTCAACCAGATGTAATTGACATGAAATTCCTTACAAATAAGTTTCATGTTTTGCTCAGTAAGTTGCGATAAATTACTTTCAATTCTCGATATTGCAGCTTTTCCAATGCCTAATTTTTCACCAAATTCAGATTGCGTTAGTTTCAATAAATCTTTTCTTAAATATTTTACTCTTTCACTAATACTCATAGTATTCACCTCACTACAAACGAATAATAACACCAAAAAGTCAATTGACGCAACATATTTAAAGAAAAACAATTGACAAAGTTAATCAAAACAACTATAGTTTGGTTGTAAAGTTAATTAAATTGATTGAAAGAGGTGAGTACATGACAGGTACACATAAAATCGAGTTAGGCAAATTGGTTGAAGCAGTAAAGAATTCATCCGATGTTGAGAATCTCATTCAGAAGGCATTCATCGATGGAATGAACATGCAGAAAGACTTGCTGCAAAATCAGAGCATCAAAAAAAATGATTCTGCAGAGAAGAAAGAAACAAACAAATAAGGGGGAATGATGAAATGAGCATTGTATTCTTCGTTCTTGGAATCATCACTGTCATTATTATAAGGATCTTATTAGGGATATAAGAAGAGGAACGATGATAGCTGATATTATTCCAGCAATGTATGAGACTATGCGATTGAACCATAGCTCGGAGCGTTCAATTGAATAGATTTCTGATTTGTCACCTAGAGTGATGAAATAGATATGACCGCCCATAGCTCTTCTTACTTTGATGCAGCCATACTGCTCAAGAGCAGCGATTGTTTCCATGTCATTATCTAGATCACATACATTCAGCAGATCATCATTGTTGTAATAAGTGTGTTTAAAGTGTTTCAGCAGACGATTCATCTTATATCTTCTGATCAATCCAATCATAAAAAGTCCTCCTTTCATACCTACAGTGTATCAAATAGGAGGATTGCAATAAAGAAATTAGAGACTATTGCTAGCTATTTGTGAAACAAAAGAAAATTGAATATTCATGGAGCCAAGGCAGGATGCCACAAATCAATAATGTTTATCTTATCATAATTATCCCTTTTCTATGGCAGCTGACAGGTCACGGATTAATACCATCTATTTGATATAACCCTCCCTATTTAATCGTAACATTGGCATCCTGCCTTGACTCCGTGAATTGAAGAAAGGAGAAACATATGAAGATACTAGAGAACATTGAACTGAAAAAAGTTCCATCAATCAGGATGGAACAGCTTGTTGAATATATGGGTTCAATGATCTTATCGGCCTGGAATGATGAAGATTTGAAAAAGGAATATGAATCAATGAAGAAATTAGAGGAGGGAAAGAAATGAAATTGCAAAATCCTACATTAGTCAATAAAGAGCTCTATGAAAGAGTCGAAGAGATAAGAGTTCAGAAAACACTTATCAAGATATTGCTAGTGGTTGCAGCTTCAGCAGTCGTGTTTATCGCAATGACTGTCATGAATGGATAAAACTTTATTATGGCGGAATCAAAAAAATATATAAAGAGGAGAAAACAATGAACAAGAAAAAGATAGAAAAGGCATCGATTGAATGCTTAATGAATGAAGATGGAGAGGTCAGCATTGAGATTAGTGGAACAGGCATATCTGTGGCAATCATCATGATTGAGATGTTGAAAAGCATTCAGCATGACGGTGTGCCTGTGGTAGATATCGCTATGATCGCACGTCTTGCGGAAAAGGATGAAGACTACTACAGCCTAGTAAAGGAATACTATCATGAATACGCACAAAATGGTGTAAGCATAACGTCAGCAATTGAGCTGGAATTGCTTAAAAATACGGCAAAATATAAATTTGAGGAAGAAAAAGAATGAAAAAAAGGTATCTAAGAAAGAGCGTGGACATAACGCTTATTTCGATCGAAGTTATGTTGTCGCCTGTACTGATGATAGATGATTTTGAGGCAACGTATAAATCATTCGCAATTGTTATTGTGTGGGCACTAGCATTCGTTCTGATTGGAAGAATTCTTATAAAGCACAGCAAGTGCCTGGAAAAGCTGATTTCTGATGAACATTCTAAAAAAGGAATAAAAAAACGATATCCACCCGCTAGATGAATATCGCTCCATGCACAAACTCATTATACATGAAGTGTAATAAAATAGCAATTTGTATTTATGGAATTGCGTAAAAAATGGACGATATTTACAGCGGTTATCGGACTCGTTATAGATGCTAACAAGTCGTACCGTTATGAAGAAACGACACTACCAGGAATATGATGTTGAGGAAACTTACGATAAGGATATATCCAAAGCCTCGGAAGAGGAAATAGCAAAGCTACTGAGGACTGAAAAACTGAAATGTGCATATGTAACAAAGACAATCACATCAGGGAAAGTAAAGGAAGTTGAGATATATCCGGAGTATTCATCATGTCAGATAAAGAAGCATAAGGAAATCAGAAGAATATCCAGCAAGTCAAGAAGGAATCTCAATGACAAGAATTCAAGAAAATATCTAAACAGATTGATAAACTGCAATTTTGGTGATGACGACATATGGGCAACGCTGACATATGACAATAAGCATTTGCCAAGGACTGAGGATGAAGCACTGAAGAAGTTTCAGTACTACATCCGAAAGATAAACAAGTACCGAGCTAAAAAGGGAATTGGAAAGGCAAAGTATATATACATAACAGAGAAGTCAAGCGGAAAGAAGAGATTTCATCATCACATGATAATTGATCATGAGCTGACGATGGATGAAATCGAGAAGCTTTGGCCATATGGAAGAAGAAACAACACGAGAAAGATTCATGAAGATAAGGAAGGTTTGAACGGACTGGCTAGCTATCTTACGAAAGAGAAGGATAGGGAAAAGGGCAGGAAAAGATGGAATTGTTCTAAAGGCTTAAAGAAGCCAACTGTGACGAAATCATACACAAAGCTGTCAATGAAGAAGATAAGAGACATGACAGCAAATCAGAACATGATAAGAGAGACGATTGAAAAGCTTTATCCAGGCATGATCTACTGTGAAGAGAGAGCGCTTTTCAATCAGTTCAATTCAAGAACATATTTCTACATACGTCTAGCCATACCGTGAAGCAAATAATGACAAACAAGGAAATTGCCGACAACCTAAGAAAATATGATGAAAAGGTCAAGAAATTGATAGAAGCCTATAAGGAGCTGCTGGAGGAATACAATAGTCAGGACAGATTCATCAAGGTTCAGAATGAGCTTGTACGCTCCCAGGGAATGAAGGTCAAGGAGCAGCGTAAGGAGATTATCGAACTGAAGGAAACAATAAGAAGACTTGAAAGCATACAGGATGATGATTTCAAGAAATCACATTCAAAAGCAATAAGGGAGTTAAAGAAAGAAAACACGCTGCTGAAGAAAAGGCTGGATTTTGAATGTGACATAACAGTTATTTCAAAGGAAGAGCTATACAAGGATTTCTGCCGGCTTAGGGAAATGAACAAAAGACTGATTAGAGAAAAAAGAGGTAGTTTAAGATGAAATTTGAAGACGATCTAATGAAATACAGGCATGATGCAGCAATAAGCTATCTTGGTCAGCTGCTTAAGACGAGAGAGGACATCAAAGTGCAGCTTGCAAAGCCAAACAAGGATCTAGGCGAGTGCATGAATTACCTGATGTCGTGTGCAAGAAAGAAAGTAAAAGGTCAATGTGCAGTACTGTCTGATGATGAAGCACTGTCAATGGCTATTCACTACTACGACGAGGATGACATTGTTGTAGATAGGATTAGTGGATCAGTATCAGCATCACCAGTGCAAGATGAAGAGCATGAGCAGGACAAAAATGAAGATATTGAAAAGATTGTAAGCGAGCGTGTTGAGAAGGAGGTTGCAAGAATAAAGGAGGAAGTAAGCAGGAGCAATCAGGAAGATGTTGAAAAGATTGTAAGCGAACGTGTCCAGAACGAACTGGAAAGAATAAGTGAAGAAGAGAAGAAGAACAAAAAGAAAAAGAAAGAAAAGAAGATTAGCAAGCATGAGGATGCTACAACAATCTTTGACTTCATGGAGGTATAAGCATGAAGGAGGATCAGGAAGAAAAGATAATAGAGGAGCTGAAGACTCATAAGTTTAGGGATTATGACGAAAACAGCTTCAGAAGATTCATGCTGAAGGATGATCAGTGGCCAAGGTCTAAGAAAAGAGGAGCAGTAAGCAGCATGTTCATAACTGTCTTTTCGTCATTCAGAAAAAGACTGCTTGCAAGAACGTTCTACCTTGAAGAAGGATACGAGAGCAGGAAGAGATACTGCTTCATTACTGAAGTCAAGAGACAGCTTGCAGGATGTTCAAGGATAATCACAAAGAGACTCTATGCAGGAATGGGCATAAAGGTTTGGAAGTACGAGGATGAATTCGGATGGCAGGAGCACTCATGCAAATCATTTGCGATTGAATCATATGGGCAGTACGAAGGATGGTATTCAAGAGGAAATTATGATCATTATGCATATAACGATTACAAAGCGATACTGAAGAAAAGCGTGCATAAATACTCGGCATATGAACTTGTGAAGTCTCGTGAATACCAGGGAATAGAAGGCATGTTTAAATATCTCATGAAGTACGAAAAAGACAATGACATAGAGATGCTTGTTAAGATGGGCATGGAGCACTGCATAGAGGACATGAGATGCATTAAACGTTCAAAGAAGGGATTCGCAAGACTGGGAATAACAAAGCCTGAGCTGAAGTATCTTCAGGCAGGAATAACGCTTGCTGATTACCGAAAGGTGAGGGATATTGCACTGAAGCAGAAGCTTGATGAAGATGAATGCAAGAAGGCAATAGAATTCGTGAAAAGAGGAAAACTGCCGAACAAGCGTATGCTTAAGTACGTGATAGATAAAGATGTAAGCGTATATGACTATATCGATTACATAACAAATGCAGATGCGCTGGGATACCAAAAGAGAAGTGCAGTGATGTATCCTGAAGATTTCACGAAGGCGCATGATGACGTGCTGAAGGAAGTAGAGACAAGAAAAAGCCGAGAGATAGATGAAAAGATACAGGAATACGCCAAAGACCTTGAAAAGTTACGAATGGAAGACAATGGACTTCTCATCAGGGCGGCATCTTGCCAGCAGGAGCTGATTGATGAGTCGAAGAAGCTTGAGCACTGTGTAAGGATGTATGACAGGAGAGTAGCAAGCAGGAGCACGGCAATATTCATGATAAGAAAGACTGATCATGAGAAGGAGCCTTATGCAACGCTTGAGTTGAGCGACAAAACAATCGTCCAGTGCCGTGCTTACAGGAATCGTGTGCCTGAAAAGGAGGTTATCGAATTCGTTAATCTATGGGCACACAAGAACAGATTCATTTCATGCTTTGGAGGCAAGTGATGGCAAATCTAAAGAAGAGCGAACTCGAAGAGTATGTGGATGCATTCGTTGACGATGAGATAATGGACGAAAAAGCTGAACGTACATACACGAAGTACAAGCGTGTATGTCAGCGTTTCATAGATTTCTTCAGTGAGGAGGAAATCACAAAAAGGGATCTGATAGCATACAAGCACATGCTCATTGAAAAATATTCAATCAAGACAATCAATAACTATCTGATCATAGTAAATAAGTTCATAAAATACGTTGAACTCTCAGTACAGGAGCCAGGATTCAAACGTGAGAAGATAAGGAAGTACATATCTTCTAATACGCTGAAGCTTGAAAAGGAACAGGAAAAGAGAAGCGTTGACAACGTTCTTGAACCAAATGAATTCAAGAGGATGGAACGCATGGCCAAGAAGAAGAACATGATGCGTATCTACTATGTCATGAAGATAATCGCGTATACGGGGATTCGTATAGGCGAGCTGAAGTACTTCACGGTTGAGAATCTAAGCGACAGGTCAGGAGTTATAACCGTAAGAAACAAAGGAAAGACTAGGGAGATACCAGTGAGAGGCGACCTGAAAAGGGAGCTTCTCAGGTATGCTAAAGAAAATGAGGTAGAAAGTGGACCAATTTTCAAGGGAACAGGAGAAGGTGGAAGCATTGATGATGATGTAATTAGAAGAGAGCTGAAGAAGGTTGCTGGATACTGCCGAGGCATAGATATGGAAAAGGTACATCCGCACTCGCTTCGTCACATGTTTGGCCAGAAGTGGGTTGAGGAGAACGGGCAGGCATCGCTGTCGGAGCTCGCTTCGATAATGGGCCACTCGAACGTCAACACGACGGCCATCTATACGCAGACGACGAAGCAGGAGAAGAAGAGAAAGCTTGAGAAGATTAAATATTAATAATGGAAATATTAAGTATTAAATGAAGTTCATGGATGAAATGGAATGCAAGCAAAGATATGGGTGTACAAGAAAGGAAGATGGAGATGGAAGATAAAAGAATGGAAATAAAGCTGAACTGGGACGAGATGGAAATGCTGATCAAGATTGCCGAGAAGAACAACATGAAAGGAGCAGAGGAACTGGCATCGAAGATAGTGAGCGACTATCTCGTCGCCTACAACAAGAAGCTAGAGAAGGCGCTTGAAAAAGTGTCGGAGCTTCAGTACTGATGCATGAAAAATCACAAAAACCTTTTTTAAAAAGGAAGTCAAAGAACATAAGGAAAAACAAGAAGAAAACAGGCATAAGCTAAACGAGGATAATATAGAGTTATTCGACAACAAAAATGATGATGGAGGAGACCGAAATGAGAATGAATAAGAGCCCAGGAAATCTGCCATTGAGCAGGCTTGCTGAAATATTTCAGGAAGACAGTGACAAGAAGATGGAAGAATGCAGTAAATCACTGGAATACTTTGAAACCATTTTCTACGAAAGAGAGGGACTGGCACTGGATCTCAGCTACGAGATTGAAAGGAATGTCAAGCTGATGAAGGATATCAACACCCTGAACAGGGAGCTAACGGAAAAGACGAAAGAATGCAAAATGCTTAAGCATAGGATTAAACTGCTTCTTAGGGAAAGCAAGGGAACTGATTGTGAAGGATAATATTGTCATGATCATGTTGATAGCTGCTGCTGCAATTGCAGTCGGTGTGATTGACATATGGATAATAGTTGAAGTAACTAGACTGATAAAGGACATTGATAAATTTAAGCCAAAAGATTAGGAGACAATTGAAATGAACAAGTCAGAACTGATTAGATCGGTAGCAAACAACACAAGGCATACCCAGAAGGAGGTTGAAGAGATTCTTGATGAAGCAATTGGTGAAATCATAGATCTCACGACGGTAATGAATGAAAGAGTTATTCTTCATGGATTTGGCGCATTCGAGCCAGTTCACCGTGGGAGACGTGAAATGGTAAATCCAAGAACAAGAGAGAAGGTCATTACAAGAGAGCGAAGAACATTCAAATTCATTGTGTCAAAGACGCTGAATAACAAGCTATGAAGCGGCAAAAAGACACCCGAAAAACTTCAAAAACCTTTTTTTAAAAAAATGGTAAAAAATACAAGGAAAAACAAGAAGAAACAAGGAATAAGGAAAATGAGGATAATGTAATGTTATTCGACAACAATAATTGCTGATTAGAATTGAAATTTTAACGCAAGTAGGCATATGTTCATGCTCCAGCTGACGGGCGCAGTATACATTCAAGATTGTGCTTAGGCTCATCTAACAAGAATTAAGTCTCTATTAAAAAGGGTTTTCGCGTGAAACTACACTTAAAAATCTCATACTTAGCTAACTCACGCGAAGCAAAAAAATAACATCTCATGGAGCCGAGGCACAGTTATGTTCTTCTTTTTTAGAAATTTACAATTCATTAGCCTTTAATAAAAAATTACCTTTGGGAACGTTAGACAGGTATACCATCACGAGTGCGCATAGTGATGTGAGTCCTGCGCGAAGTCTCATTTGTGCCGGTCATCTGGCGCATGGGCATATGCAAATAAAAAGAACAGGAGGATACAGGAATGGGCATGATTGAATGCATTAATCACAAAGAAATGTTCATAAGTAACAAAGAAATAATCATATTCAAGTTACAGGATATCATTGATAAGATTGATGATATTATCACATCAATGAGAGATGATGAATACAGCAAGGATTCCATTGATCTTCTCATGAATGCGAGAGAACAGCTTCACTTCGAGAAGCGCAAGGCTGAAGATGAGATAAAGAAAATGGAAGTGATGAAAGGATGAAAAAAGAGGAACTCAGTGCACTGATGTCCGAGATGCACAATGATATTGAAGCGCTTGATGGTATGCGCATGAGACTTCGAAAAAATGGTGCAAGCAGTGACATACTTGTCATGCTGGAAAGAGCAAGAGAACAGATTAAGGCTGATCGTGACAAGCATCTTGCAGAATTCAGGAACGGAGGACATGAATAATGGAATTTACTGTATTCATAATCGCTTTTGTATACATCATGCTGATGATTGCAGTCATAAGCAATTTTTAGGAGGATGAGTAGAACATGATAGCTAAGGAGATATATGAAAGAGAAATCACAAGAATGTTTGACAGCGTGCGCACAAAAAATAAGGGTTGCAGTGACTGTCGCGGGGTTCCTTGTTCACGATGCCAACTCGAAGGACAATGTAGAATTACTGCTTGGAACGTATTCAAAATGATTGAAGCAGTAGAGAAGTGGTCAAAAGAACATCAGCCAAAAAAAGCTAACAAGATTGGAATTTGAGATGTTGAAATGGTTAGATAAAGCAGGCTATAAATTCATTGTCAGAAGTCCAGGTGGTAATTTAATGATATGTTATGACATGCCTGAGAAAGGTGTTAGTTCTTGGTTTTATGATAGTGGATGCAAAATTCTTTCGGGATGTAATGAGTTATTTAAATTCGTTCAATGGGAAGACAAAGAACCTACATCAATTCAAGATATTTTAAAAAATTGTGAGGTTGAAGAAGATGTATGAACACGTGAGAGAGATCATCGATGACCTAAATGAGAATGTCAATACGCTCAATGAGTGTCTTTTAGAGGCAAGAAGCGAATACGATGATCTGAAGTGGGTTATCGCAGACCTTGTGAAGGACGCGCGAAATGGCAAAGTAAAGCAGTCAGAGATACTTGACGAGCTCGGCGACAGGCTTGAGCAGTATTGCGGGATTTACATTGACGAGGAGATCAAGAATGATTGAAATAGGTTTTGCTGTCATGCTGGTCATGCTGGCATTCTTCATCGGACTGTTCCTGGGAGCTGTTGTTCTTGGGTTAGCAATGGCGGCTTCAAGAGAAGATGATTATAGAGGGCGGTGATTGTATTGCACTTTGAAAACGAAAGGGATCTGCTTGGATATCTATCAACTTATCGCGATTACTACTACGAGCTGATTCAGCTAGAGTATGAAATCGGTATTCATTCTCCAGCGCTGAAGAGCGATGGAGGAGCAGGACATTCAAGCAAGATTTCTCAGTACAATCGTAATATCGAGCGGCGGAGCGAGATAGAGTCATATATGAGCGATATCGTAAGCGTTGTTGAGAAGCTTCATCATGTTGACAATCTCAGCTATGTCATCATGTATCACAAGTTCATCCGCATGATGTCACTCGAGGATATCTCTTCGATGATGCACTACTCAATGTCAAGCATCGCTCATACATACTATCCTCAGGCAAAAAAGAAATTGCTTGAATTATGCAAGTAGTTGCAATTAAATGCATTTACTAACAAAATGAATTTATATTATTATGTTATCGTGGAGTTGCATGAAATAAAAAACTGCAATCCAGTAAGGAGCTGATGAAGCTCCTTTTTGATTTTATATTGAAAGGTGAGAATGCCGTGGCAATAAAGCATCACGACTGGCAAAAGGAAATACCTCAGCTTATTGAGGAAGGAAAGATATACAGGTTCTACAACTCATATGACTTCCGTCACAAGCGCGCCGAGGTGCTGAGGAAATTTCACTACGAGTGTCAGGAGTGCAGGAAGTACAAGCGACGCATAACAAGAGCGACAGTTGTCCATCATGTTCTTCATGTCGAGGACAGGCCGGACTTATGTCTGAGTGAGTACTACACTGACGAGAACGGAGTGAAGCATATACAGCTCGAACCTGTATGCGATGCATGCCACAACATGCTGCATCCCGAGAAAGGAAGAGGATTGCAAGGCAAGGAAAGCGATGGACATTTTCACAATGAAGAAAGATGGTGACATCAATGGATGATAAAACTGAAACAAAGATGAGCGAAAGGATTGAGAAGCTTATCTCGTTCTATGGCAGGGAGATGCTGCAGCTCAAGCTGATCTACATCATCAGTGATGGTGCTTGCCAGCACTGGACAGGAAGTCAGGCAAAGGAAAGAATGACGGACATGCACAGAGCACGAATACGTGAACTCTATAAATTGACTGACGAGGAAATCGATTCCTTGCTGACTGACTGATTTTCAGTCCCCCCCCGGTCGATTTGAAAACGCTGATTTAGGGGGGCGCCACAACGGGCGGGCGGTCTCAACAAGAGAACTCAATCGCAACGAAATATGAGCTTTTAGGTATTTTTGCCTCTGAAGCGGAAAGGAAATGAAGAAAAGTGAACAAGAAAAGCGAAAAACAAGAGATTATTAGAAAAGCTTTACTGGATGAACTTGAAAAGCAGGGCAAGCTGACTGAGTACAACATCAGCCTTGTTGATGATTATGTCCATTACGACATGATGAAGGACGAGCTCATGAAGGACATCGAAAAGACAGGGCCACGATATACAGTCGAGGGAACTGCCGGCAAGATGATCACGAAGGACAATAAATCCTATGGCCAGGCATTCAACTGCACGAGCGTCATGCTCAAGATACTCACTAAGCTTGACATTGAGAAGTCCGTAGTCGATGAAATCGAGACATCTGAAGGATATATCTAGGCTTGGCAATAACCAATCGTGATATATGGGACTACATCGACTACGTAAAAAACAATCCCAATGACACGAACAAGTGGATAAAGCTTCTCGTGTCAAAGATTGCTATTCCTGTGCTGAAAAGTGACGATTACTATCTTGATGAAGAACGTTACACATCAGCAATAGCTTATGCCGAGGCAAACTATTACAGGCTTTTTCCGTATCAGAAGTTTATCTATGCGTTTGCCTTCATAAGAAGAAAGGACAATGACCTTCTTGCCTTTCCAACCATCATCGTAATCATGGGAAGAGGAAACGGTAAGGATGGCATGATGATGCCACTGATGAACTTCCTTCAGACTCCGCTGAACGGAATTGCGAACTATCATATTGATATTGTCGCAAACTCCGAGGATCAGGCAATAGATTCATTCAACGTCGTTCACGATATGCTTGAGGAGAACAAGACAAAGTTCTCAAGAAAATTCAAGTGGAACATGGAAACGATAACTGACCGGACGACGAATTCCAGGATGCGTTACAACACTTCAAATGCGAAAACTAAGGATGGCAAGAAGATAGGTGCCATCTTTTTTAATGAGTATCATGCGTATGAGACATACAGTCAGATAACCGTCTTTACTTCAGGACTCGGAAAGATAAAGGACCCTCGCAAGTTCATCTTGACGACATTCGGCTATGTCCGTGATGGGCCTCTTGACAATCTCGTCAAGACGATCAAGCGCATACTGTCAACCGGAAAGAATGAACTTGGATACTTTCCAATGTACTTCTGCCTGGACGATGATAGCGAGGTCGGTAACGAGAATGCCTGGATAAAGGCAAACCCATCAATCAACTACATGCCAGTCCTTAAAAATCAGATAAAGATGGACTACATTGAAGCCATCGATACTGGACAGCCTCAGCTCATGAGCGAGTTCAAGCTTAAGCGAATGAACCTTCTTGCTGCTGGAACGGAACAGGAGGTAACAAGCTGGAAGAACATCGAGGCAACGAACTGTGATATTCCTGAAGATATCTTTGCATCCGACTTCATTGTCGGGATTGACTTCTCGAAGCTAACCGACATGGCATCCGTCAGCTTCGTCACGAAGCGTGATGGAATTTATTACGTCATTCAGAAGACTTTCTTCAACAGGCAGTCAAAGGACTTCAGGAGAGTGAAGGCGCCTGTCGATGAATGGGAAAAGATGAATATTCTCGGCATGCAGTTCTTCGAGCTCATTGATGATGTCGAGATAAGCGGGCATCTTCTTACGAAGTTCATGAGCGATATGATGAATAAGGGCGCGAACATAACAGGCATTGCTGCCGATTCTTTCCGCTTCTCAATCATCCGTGAGTTCCTTGAGAAGGACCTCGGATTCAACGTTAACGACAGGAAGTTTCTCAAGCTGATGAGACCATCTGACATAATGAAAGTTACAATCATGATTGACTCTTTATTCAACAATCACAAGATTGTCGTCGGAGACAATCCGTGCTTCCGTTGGTCAGTCAACAATGCCGTGCTGGTTCCAAAGGACAGAGGTAACTATGAGTATGGCAAGCAGGAGCAAAGGTCACGAAAGACTGATGCATTCATGTCTTTTGTTCATGCAATGACAATGGCTGACGCACTGAGCGACGAGAAGCTCGCTGACCTCAGCGCATTCAAGGTATATACATATTAATTTTTTTACAATAAAGAAAAGAAAGGAGCGTGATTTGATGGGACTGATAAGAAGCCTTTTTCCTCAGTTCTTCTCGAAGGACTACAAGATAACTCTTGCCAATGCAACATACGACAAGGCAAGACTGCAGGTACTCTTCACGGACTCGGCACTAAACAGTGTCGCGTCCTTGATTGGCGAGAATCTTGCAAAGACAGAGTTCCGTTTTTACAAGAAGAACCACGAGGAAATAAGGAATGAAGAGTGGTACAAGTGGAATGTCCGACCTAATGTCAACCAGACGGCAAGCGAGTTCAAGGCCGAGATTGCCAAGCGCCTCGTTACAGAGGGCGAGATACTCATTATTCGTAATCTGTTGGGAGATTTGCTTATTGCTGACTCATTCAGCATATCGCGTCATGCCAACATATCTCATGAGTTCACGAATGTGACAGTAGAGGATTACTCGTTTCCAGGCAAGTACACGCAGGATGATGCAATATACATCAAGCTAATTGATGATAATGAGCTGTCCATAATCCGTGGAGTTTATGACGGATACGCGATGATATTCACTCACACAGTTGATTCATATATGAAGTCCTATGCGAAGAAGTTCAAGGTTCATATTGATGCGTCATTCAGCAACCAGACAAATGCCCAGGAAAAGATTGATGATTTGTTTGAAAAGCAGTTCCGGTCATTCATGAACGCGGGCAATGCTGTTATTCCTGAGCTTCAGGGCATGCAGATAACTGACCTCGGCTCGACTGACGGTACGGTTCCAGCAAGCGATATCGTATCAATAAGAAATGACATGTATAAGACTGTCGCATCCACGTTCCGCGTTCCGCTTCCTCTTTTTGACGGCAGCGAGATAAACAAGAACAACTACAACGAGCTGATGAACACATTCATCTCGAATGCGCTTCAGCCGATCATAGACATCATAGAGAGTGCTATCAATTTCGCGCTTTACAAGAAGAGCGAAGTAATCAAGGGAGCTGGCATGAAAGTTGACATGTCGAGAGTCAAGCACATCGACATCTTCAATGTCGCAAATGCCGCCGAAAAGCTGATAAGCACAGGCACGATGTCAATTGACGAGTTCCGTCCATACATCAACCTAGAACCGATAAATGAGGACTGGTCGCGTACTCACTACATCACGAAGAACTACACGACAGTCAATCTCATGAACAGCGCAGGCGGTGACGGAGGCGGAACATCCGTGAATGAAGACAAAAAGAAGAAGGAGGAAAAACGAACCGATGAAACAGAATAGAAAGCAGCCTATCTTTTCCTTTCGTCAGAGTGGGGAGACGCTAGAGCTCTACATCTATGACGAAATCAAGAGCGATAAGGACAAGGAATTCAACTGGGAAACATGGTCGTATGACGAGCCTGAGGTAAGTGCAAAGAAAGTACGTGAAATCCTAGAAAGCAACAGCAACGCAAAGGCGCTTGACATCTACGTCAATTCAAAAGGAGGAGACGTGTTCGAGGCATATGCGATGGCATCGATGATTCAGAGATTTGCTGGATACAAGACTTGCTACATCGACGGGATGGCCGCAAGCGCTGCATCTCTCATTCCGATGGTTTGCGACAAGGTTGTTATGGCAAGCTATGCATCAATGCTCATCCACAACATGTGGACAGTGGCATGCGGAAATGCCAAGGAACTGAGAGAGACTGCCGACATGCTCGATGATCTCATGAAATCGAACCGTCAGCTTTACCTTTCGCGCTTCAATGCTGGAGAGGAAAAGCTCATTGAACTCATGGATGCGGAGACATGGCTTTCGGCCGATGAAGCAAAGGCATACGGACTTGTTGACGAAATCACTTCAAAAAAGGAAGAAGATCCAGGAAATGAAGACGAAGATGAAGAAAAGAAACCAGCAAGCGAGGAAGACACTGATGACGATGATGTAACAGAAGAGAGAATTCGCGAAGCGCTTGCCGGCATCGTCGTGTCACAGAAGAAGGCCTCATCATTCTATGCAAGAAAAGACGTGCCTGATGCGAAGGCTAAGATGGATTTCTTCAAAAGATTTGCTGAAAAAATTTAGAAAATAGAAAAAGGGAGGACAGCTATCATGTCGGAAGGATTAAAACCACATCATCATCAGTACTTCGAGTACGGCATCAAGTCATACTACGACGCTGAGAGAGGCGTCATGGTAAGAAACGTAACTTACATGTGCATGATCTGTGGCAAGCTGTCCCACGAAAAATATGAGGACTACGTGCCTCCTCCTAAGCAGAAGAAGGACAAGGCACTTATCCGTTACCGCAAGAAACACGGCAGCTCATGCCGATGAAAATGGGCACTTTCACGAAAAAGGGGGAAAACAAATGAAGAACTTAGATACTATCCGTGAAGAATATTTAACAAATTTCAAGGAAGCATTCAAAAGTGGCGACGCTGAAAAGGCAGCTGCCGCTTTTACTCAGTATAATGATGCGCTCATCGAATCAATCAAGGCTGCAGCTGCATCAAGCAACTCTGAAATCCTCGCAAGAAGAGGAGTGAGACAGCTCACTACTGACGAAACAAGATACTATGAGAATCTCATCAAGGCAGTAAAGGCGCCTGATCCACGACAGGCAATCGCAAACTTTGATGTTGCAATGCCATTCACAATCATTGATTCAACTCTTGTTGATTTAGCTCAGGAGCATCCTTTGCTTAACGAAATTGATTTTAGAAATGTTGAATACCTGACAAGATGGATTCTTGATGATTCCACAAAGAAGAATGCGGTATGGGGTCCTATCAACGCTGAAATCGTGACTGAAATCACTGGACAGTTCAAGGAAATCGACATCAACCAGAAGAAGCTTACTGCATTCTTCCTGTTATCGGAAGATTTAGTGAACTTAGGCCCTGCCTTCATTGACACTTATGTGAGAACTATTCTCATGGAAGCCATCTATGGAGGACTTGAAGCTGCAATCATCTCAGGAAACGGAAAGGACTGCCCAATCGGACTCATGATGGACTTGACAAAGGAATCTTCCGGCATTTATGCACAGAAGACTCCAATTGTCATGAAGGACATCGCAAAGGAATACACTGGAAACGTTGCTCTTCTTGCAAAGAACGAAAAAGGCAAGAACAAGAATTTTGATTCAGTCATCCTTGTCATGAACCTAACGACAAAGCTAAACAAGTTCCTTCCTGCTGCGTCTTTCCGTGTTCCTGGAACTGGAGAGTACGTGACAACAATGCCATTCCCAACGAAAGTTGTCGTCTCTAACGAAATCGAAGACAACAAGGCAGTCATGTTCGTGCCTAAACGTTACTTCATGGGTGTTGGAATGGCCAAGGACGGAAAGATTGAATATTCAGATGAAAACAAGTTTCTTGAAGACCAGCGTGTGTTCAAGGTTCGCTTGTATGGCAACGGCCGTCCTTACGACAACACTGATGCAATCGTTCTTGACTTGTCTAAGCTACAGCCTTACGCAATGCCAGTAGTTACTGCCGCAACAGGAACTAATAACGGATAATAATCATGAAAGAGGGACTTCACATCCCTCTTTTGCTTTTTAGGAGAGGTGCACTATGACAAATGAAAAGAAAACCGAGATTGCAACTGCACTTCTTGATGACATCAAGAACGAGCTGAACATGTCGTGGGCTACTGAAGCAATGGAAAAGAAGATATTCGGATGGATCGTTGCAGGCATCAACCTTTTGATCAGGACTGCCGGCGGCTCACTGAATTTCTATCATCCATGCACTGCTGAATACAAGTCAGTTGATGGGGTTCCAGTATACGATTTGCTGGTAAGCTACTGCATGTACGAGGCATCAGGTCTTTCAAGCGAGTTTAAGGATAACTACCGTGAGGATCTCATGAACCTTGCTATTGATGCACATGAAATCGAGGCTGATGAAGATGAGAAGAAAGACAGCTAACACATTTAATGACGGTGTGTGCGAGATAAAACGAGAGACAAAGGAAAGCGTTTCTTTTCTTGAGAAATCAGGACGTCATAACTACGTCACGCTTTTCAACCACATCGGATATCATCTCATGAACATCCGCGACAAGGATATGGAATACTTCGATGCATCAGGCCACAAAAAAACGCGCAAGATCAAGATTCCCTATCTTGGATCTGGACTGACTGACTGCATCATCGAGCTTACGGATTTCATGGGCACGAAAGAACGGTATACGATCAAGCACTTTGACACTGACAGCGAATACCGCGTCATGTATCTCTACCTCGAGGGGGACAGGATCTATGATTGACGAGATCATCAATGAATTGAAAAAGATCATACCTGTCGTATGCTATGGATCAGTTACCGAGAAGGACATGGCAGGAGCCACAAGATGGGAGTTCGCGGTCGTGACGAGGGATGGCCTCGTCAGGGATGGCATGAGATGGTATCAGGTATATGCCATATCGTACATTGATGAGGACTACATTCAGGAAGGCTTCGAGTTCGACATCATCAGCGCTATGAAAAGAATTGGGCTGAGACCTCTTGAAGATCAGAAGATTGAATATACGAATGCAACTGTCACGAAAAACGAGACGAAGGTCGAGGCAGTCACGATTCAGTTCAAGAAAGAAATCAAATCGGGGTGCTAGCATATGAGCAGCGTTCAGTTTGTCATCAAGGCTGAGGACATCGAAAAAATCGAGAATGAAATTGGCAAGATTGGACTTCGTTCCGAGGCATGGATAAACAAGTACTTAAAAGAACATGCTTCGAAGGAAACAGAGCAGTCAATCAATTCGCTCATGCCTGTCTCTAACAGGAACAAGAACCATGCAAAGTTCTCGAAGTCGCTCGATACGACTTTTACTAATCTCGGGTTCAAGACATCAACAAAGAAGAAATACAACTATCTTTACTTTCCGGATCAGGGGGCCGGCACTTCAAAGAAGCACGCGCCTCAGCTCTTCTTCTACAAGGGCTTAGACCGAAAATACGAAAGCATCATAAGCGGCATGCTGTCGTACCTTGAAGAGCACTGGAAAGGAAGCAACTAAACAATAAGGAAAGGAATAACTGAAATGGCAAATACAAAAACAACATTTAACTATTTCAACGCTGACAAGATTTCCGTGAAGTTTGACGGAGAAGAGTCATTCAGCACTGCTGGATGCCTTGCCAGCATTGAGCGCTCGGTGACAGTGAAAACAATCACGAAGAAATGTGCGGGTCTCACTGTAAGAAGTGACTCGCGTCCAACAGGGCTTACGCTAAAAATCAAGGTTCAGGATATGCCTGTTGTCGTGTATAACAAGATGTTCAGCCTTGACAAGGCAAAGACTGGAAGCGCAGTTGCACTTGGAATGAACAAGTTTGCAAAGTTTGCAGTCAAGTTTGATGCAAAGGATGAAGATGACGATGAAAGCTATCAGCTTTATCCAGTAATGTGCCCATCGAAAATGCCTGACCTCAAGATTGACAATGATGCCGACACGATTCCAGAGATTGAAATCGATGCAACTGCATCATTTGATTCTACAAAGCATCTCTATTACGAGGAACCGAAGGCTTCGATGGAACCATCAGTCACTTTTGAGGCATGGGACCCAGTAACAAAATTCTAAAAGTTTGAGAGGTAATGAATAATGATGAAACTAAAGCTTAACGGCGGCAAAGAAGTGAATCTTAATCTTACGATTCGAGGAGCAATGAAATACGAAAAAGAGACTGGAAAGCACTCCTTTGTAAAAGTCATTCTCAACACTGCGACAAAGGAGCTTGATATCGAAGAATGCGTTGACATTGTTTACTGTGCGTACAAGAACGGAGGAAACATCCCAGTCATGCAGTACGATGAATTTGTTGATTCTCTCGGAAATGATATAACTGAAATCTTTAATGTCGCAATGGATCTCATTTCGGGAGCTGAAAGCGATACATCAAAAAACTAGGTTTCCAGAAGGCATTTGAAAAACTTACAGTCCGAAACGATTCGGATGTAATAGCTCCGAAAATGAAAATCGAGGACGTGTGGGACTTATATACCCTATGCGTCCTCATTTTTAATATCTCGGAGGATGTTTTCTGGGACTGTGAATATGCTGTCCTCATGAAAATTGTTGGAAACATTGCTGCGTATCGTTCGTGGCAGTCATCTCCTAAAACAAGAGGCGGACAGCAGGAATTCTAAAGAAAGGAGATAAGCATATGGCAAAGGAAATGGAAGCGAAGGTCACCTTCAAGGTCATCAACTCAGAATTCAGCTCGAAGATAACTGAGATGAACTCACAGATGAAGCTTCTTCGCTCGGAATTCAAGCTCAACGAGTCACAGTTCAAATTGACTGGTGACAAGACGACTTATCTCAAGAACAAGGCTGAAATCCTCACGAAACAGTATGAAGAGCAAAAGAAGAAGGTTGCAACGCTTCGCGAGGAATCCGAGAAGGTAAATGCAACCTTCGGAAAGCAGTCGGATGAAGCAAAGAAGGTACAGACTTCACTTAATCATGAGACTGCCGAGATGAACCGACTCGAGAAAGCCATGAAGGATGCTACCTTTGCATCAAGGTCTTTTTCTGCTGCAGGAGAAAAAATTCAGCACATGGGCGAGAAGATCCAGGCCGCCGGACAAAAAATATCAGCAGTTGGGGACAAGCTCATGAAGTTCAGCTTTGGCGCTGCGGCCATTGCCGGAGCATCAATCAAGGCTGCCGAAGGATTCGAGCAGGGCATGGGCAAGGTCAACTCGATTGCCGGGCTCAACCAGAAGCAGCTTGACAAGCTGGGGAAGCAGCTGCTGCAGACTTCGAGCGATACGGGCAAGGCTGCAACTGACATCACCGAGGCTGCGTACCAGGCTCTCTCGGCATCAGTGCCTACCGAAAAGCTTAATGATTTCGTGAAGACTGCCGCAAAGCTGTCAAAGGCAGGCTTCTCAACGACTGCTGAATCCGTTGACCTGCTGACGACGGCAATCAACGCGTATGGAATGAAGACCGAGGAAGCGTCTAACCTCAGTGACAAGCTAATGACAGTCCAGAACCGAGGCAAGACGACCATTGCACAGCTTGCAGGCGCGATGGGTAACGTCATACCAACTGCTTCGGCATTGCACGTAAATATTGATAACCTTTCCGCAGGATACATCACTCTTACAAAACAGGGTATCAATACCGCTGCCGCAACGACTGGTCTTCGTTCTATGCTCAACGAGCTCTCAAAGACAGGAACAACCGTTGATGAGACACTTCGCAAGAAGACAGGCAAGTCATTCAGCGAGCTGATGAAATCAGGAAAATCACTCGGTGATGTTCTTGAGATTCTCAAGGGCTCAGTCAAAGGCAACGATACCGAGTTTAAGAACCTCTTCGGCAACTCAAAGGCAGGATCTACTGCACTTGCACTGATGAAGGATGGCGCAAAGGGCTTCAATTCCGAAATAGGGAAGGTAGCCAAGTCTACTGGCACGACGAACAAGGCCATCAAGGATATGAAAACTCCTTATGGCGAAGCAAAGAAGGCCATGAACGAACTCAAGAACACTTCTATTAAGTTCGGTCAGTCGCTTGTCAGCACGCTCGGACCTGACATCAAGAAGGCAGCTTCGTTCGTCAAGACGCTTACTGACAAGTACAGCAAGCTGAATTCTAATCAGAAGACGACAGTTGCAAGAGCGACTGCAGTCGTCATTGCGATGGGACCTGCTGTAAAAATCTTTGGTTCATTAACAACCGGAGTCGGAAAGGCTGTGACTAACTTCGGCAAGCTTGTCAAAAAGACAAAGGAGTCAGGAGCAAAGGTCAAGGATGCAGCGAGCAAGATGAAGACCTTCATATCATCAGCTAAAGAGGTCGCTTCGACAGTCAAAACGCTAATTGCCACTAAAGGACGAGAGGCTGCTGCTTGGGTTGCCTCTACTGCATCGACAGTGGCAAACAAGGCTGCAAATGTCGGAGCCACTGCCGCAACCTACGCACATGCCGCAGCATCAAAGGTGGCTGCTGGTGCTCAGTGGCTTCTCAATGCGGCGCTCAGTGCAAACCCTATTGCGATTGTAGTCATCGCGATTGCTGCACTGGTTGCAGCTGTCGTCGTCATGTACAACAAGTTTGAATGGTTCAGGAACGGAGTCAATTCCGTTTTCAATACGGTCAAGACGACAATCATGAACGCGATAAACCACATCAAGAATACTTTCAAGTCTATTCCTGGCGCATTCTCCAGCGTTCTTTCCTTCTTCGGTTCAATACCTGGAAAAATCGGAAGCGCACTGGCAAGCGTGCCTGGAAAGATCACGAGCATATTCCAGTCAATACCTGGCAAGGTGACAAGCCTTCTATCAAGCATTCCTGGACGAATTGCAAGCATGTTCAAGTTCACTCCTCCTCATTTCAAGCTTCCACATATTTCAATAAGCGGAGGGTTCTCAATCAATCCGCCAAAGGTTCCTTCTTTCGGAATCAAGTGGTATGCAAAGGCAATGAGGAACCCAATCCTAATGGAACGGCCTACTGCTTTTGGCTTTGATGCGTTCGGCAACGTTCTTGCCGGAGGAGAGGCAGGAAGAGAAATAACCGGAGGTGCAGCCGCAATCATGGGCATGATAAGAAACGCAGTTCAGTCCACTGCCATCGAGGCAGGAATGAGCAGCATTGTTGCGCTTCTTGGAAAGCTTGTCGATAAGGACAGCGTTATCGTTCTTGATAGCGGGGCACTTGTAGGACATACGGCATCACAGATGGATGCCGAATTAGGAAAATTAAGGAGATGGAAATCAAATGGATAACTACGTTATTTTTGACAGCTACATAAGCAGTGATGACTTTCATCTCCTTCTTTACAAAGAGGCTGACAAAACACCTGAACAAGTGAGAAGCTCGGTGACGATTCCTGGAATGCACGGAAAGCTTGACATGACATATGCGCTCACTGATGAACCGATTTTTTCAAATCGAAATGTAACATATTCATTCTATATTGATCATTTGTATGGTGCTGACGACTATCAGCAAGTCATTGACGACATGAGGAATAAGCTTCACGGTCACGAGATGATCGTGAAGCCTTCATCTCATCTCGGATGGCATCTCAAAGCAAATGTATCTGTCGGAGACTATGACATCGAGGATGATACAGGAACAGTGAATGTCACATGCGACTGCTATCCTTTCTATCTCAGAAATTCAATGACAACAAGAAGCTACACGATCAATGATAACGAAACACATGAATTTTTCATTATGAATTCATCCATGTGGGCTGTTCCTGAAATAACGACAACGGCAAGCATGACAGTCGAGATGAATGGGATTTCGGTCACGCTAAGCAGTGGCACGACAAAGAATGCCGGATTAGTCATCCGAGGCGGTTCAAACGCAATAAAGGTCACTGGAAAAGGAACAGTAACACTCAGATGGCAGGAGGGGATGCTCTAGATGTATCGCATATATGCAGATGGAAAACTCATCTATGACAATCACACTCCTGAGCTTTCGGTATCCGATGCCACGCTAGAGCTTCTTCAGAATGACATCTCTACCTTCCAGTTCACTATCTATCCTAACAATCCATACATAAACAAGGTTGAGAGGATGGTATCAAGAGTGACTGTCTATCGTGACAGCACGCTCATGTTC